ATATAATACATATGAATAATAAAATATATCAAAAGCTATACAATAAAATAACCATTTTATGACTTATTTCATTTTTAGAATGAGGCTATCACTAGGCTTGAAGAATTAGTTTTCGTAATAAATATTATGTTAACTTGACTTATGCTAGAACTTAATTCATAATTTATCTATTAACTCAAAAATCAATAAGAAAAGCTAATTTTAAGGGTTTGAATGAAAATTTCAAGCCTTTTTATTATGTAAAAAATTAAATAAATTTAAAGTTATGCCACTTAAAAGGCAAAAAGGAGACGATATTAATGGATAATACAACAACACAACAAATTATCAATTTTATTTCAGACAACTATGGTTATATTACTGGTCTTGGAATTTCAATTTATGGAGTTATAAAAACTAAGATATTTCCTTTAATCAAAGAATTTATAACTGTAAAAAATAGTTTAATTAAAGATGAGAAAACTCGTACATTAGTAGAATCAGCAGAACAAAAAGTAAAAGATTTATTAGAGATAACTATGAGTGCAATCGAAAAAACAACTAAAGAAGAAATTGTAAACAAAATTGCAAATGGTGAACTTACAAAAGATAGTTTATCTACATTACCATCAACTGTTATTAATAAAGTTAAAAATCAATTAAGTAATTCCTATAAAGAGACATTAAAAAGTGAATATGGAGATGTTGAAGATTACTTAGCTACAAAAGCACAATATTTGTATGATAAGTACAAGAATGATGAGACTTCCGTTATTGGTACTGTTAAAGTTTCAGACGTAGCAAACGTTGTTACTAATGTTATAGGTACAACTGATGTTGCAAGCAAGACTACTGAATTATTGGATAAATTAAAAGATGTAGCAGAACAAAAAGTTGCTGATAATAATATTGTAAGTACAGAAAATATTATTACTACTGAAACAATAGTTGAGGACAATGTACAAGCTAGTGAGGAAGTTAAGGTGGCAGAGAATGTTGATTCTAATGCTAGTGGTGTTACTACCCAAGCAGAAGTTATTAATTCAAGTTCAGTTCCATCAATTGATGAAGTTGTAGAGCAAAAATCTACTACTGAAACTACTACAGTAGATGTTGATGCGTTACAAAAAGAATTAGCAGAAACAAAGGCAAAATTAGAAGCACTTCAATCAACTTCAACTAATAATTCAGTAACAGTATAAAAATAGGAGATGATATAATATGTTAGAAATTCAACAACAAATTATAAGTTATAATAAAACCTCAAGAAGTTCACAACCAATTTATATAGTTATTCATGATACTGGTTCTCCAAGCTCTACTGCACAAAACAATCATGATTATTTTGCAGGTGGAAATCGTGGTGCTTCAGCAGACTTCTTTGTAGATTCAGATAATATAATTCAAATTATTGATACGGACTCAAATTACAGTTGGGCAGTAGGTGACGGGAAAGGTGTATATGGTATTACTAATGCTAATTCTGTCTCTATAGAAATGTGTATAGGTTCAGATAGTACGCCTACAGAAACTACAATATCTAATACTGTTAATTTAACAAGATATTTAATGAGTAAATATGGAATAGGTATTGACAATGTAGTGAGACACTATGATTGTAGCCACAAGATTTGTCCGAACTGTTTTAGTGATAATAGTTGGTCTGCTTGGTATGAATTTAAAGAAAAAGTAACCAATGGTTCTTCAAACAAATTAGGATGGAATCAAAATGCTACTGGATGGTTTTATTGTACTGATATAGACAATGGATATTACTATAAGGGTGAATGGAAACAAATTGAAGGAGAATGGTATTCATTTGATTCTGATGGATATGCGAGATGTAGTAAATGGATTTTAGATAATAGTAATTATTATTATCTTGATGAGAATTGTGCAATGGTAAGTTATAAATGGGTACAATATAACAATCAATGGTATTATTTAAAATCTGATGGAAAAATGGCTATAGGCTGGGTTCAAGATAGTTCTAATAAATGGCATTATTGTGATGAAAATGGAGTAATGCAAACAGGTTGGATTGAATTAGATAAAAAATGGTATTACTTAGGAACAGATGGTGCAATGTATGAAAAGGGGACATATACTATTGATAATAAATCATATGATTTTGATAGTTCTGGTGTAATGATTGATAATACAGTTACTACGCCATCAACTTTAACTGCAAGTTCAACAACTAGTGTAGTATCAACGGATTTGTTTAACTTTGTAAAATTTTTTGAAGGATGCTATTTAACTTCCTATCTTTGCCCATCGAATGTGTTAACCATAGGAATAGGATGTACTAATACTAAATGGACTAGTTTAGGAACTATAGCTGAATCACAAGCCATAGAAGCATTTAATGAAGATATGAAAACTTTTGCTGATGGAGTAGATAAATTAGTTAGTAGTGCTGGAATTTCTTTAAATACAACACAACGTGAAAGTTTAATCAGCTTTTCATTTAACGTAGGTTTAGGTGCGTTAGCATCAAGCACTTTATGGTCTAATATCTGTAAAGGAGTTACCAATGCAGAAACTATAATTGAGAACTTTGGAAGATGGGTAAAAAGTAGTGACGGAAGCACTTTAGCGGGTTTGGTTAAACGTAGAAAATATGAGGCGAATTTATACTTAACAGGTAGTTATTCAACAGGTGAGTAACCAATAAATTAAAATTATTAAGAGTAGTCATTAGTTTGGTTACTCTTTTATTATGTTCAAAATTAAAAAAAGATAAATTAAGGAGTGATAAAATGTCAAATGAAAAAATTTATTATTGTAAAGATAAAGAATGTAACCATAAATTAATTAAATATAAAGATACCTATATTTGTATGGAATGTAAAAGTGCATATAAATTAATAGATAACTCAGAAGATTTGATTATCGATGACATTGTTATCTCTTTAGGAAAGTTAGAAATATTGGTAAGGATAAATTAAAGTACGTAGAATTAAGAATTTATCTTGAAATTGAAAGGCTTAGGGATTATTCTCTAGGTCTTTTTAATTATGTTCAACTTTAACCACGCTCCTTCATTTAAAGGAGTGACACTGAATTTATTTTAATGGAGTTCATCTATAGGTGGATTACTAAAAATAAATTATATTAAGAAAGGTGGATGTTAGATATGAAACTAACTAAAAACAATTTAACAAAGAAATTAGGAATAAAGGATAATGAGGTAATAGAATTAATAACAACTTATAATAACTTATTACCAATATTATCAGAAGAAGGTGAAGGATTTTGTGTAAATGCAAGAGACTTACATAACCAATTATTAATAGGTAGGGATTTTTCTACTTGGATAAAAGGTAATTTAGAATCTTTAGATATGAAAGTAGGAGAAGATTTTGACGCTTTCTTTAAAGGTGACGTGGATTTATCACAAGAAGAAATAGAAAATATGTCATCACAACAAAGAAGTAGACAAGGTATTTCAACAGAATATAATCTTACTTTAGAATGTGCAAAACAACTAGCTATGGTTATAGGAGCAATGCCAAAAACAAACAAAGAGACAAAAGAACTAAGCAAGATTACAAGAATATATTTTATAGAAGTTGAAAGAATATTAAAGATGGCAGTCAAATGGGAATTAATAAGAAAACCCGAAAAAGAAAATTATAAAATCATGTGTGAAGAACTTAAAAAGTATTTTCTTAGAAATTTTAATAAAGAACCTATGTTTTATGATTATAGTAATGAAGCTGATGCTTTAAATATGGTTTGCTTAGGTGCTAAAGCTAAAAAAATTAGAGAATATATTGACGCACAAGATAACAATACTAGAGATTGGTTAGAAATAAAATATAATACATATTTAGATAAATTACAAGATTTGAACACAATGTATCTTAAAATGAACTTTGACAAAGATAGAAGGTATGATTTGATTAAACAAGGATTTAAAGCATTGTATCCTGATGCGAGTTTCTTATTGATTTGTGGTGATAAATAATGAATATAGAAAATTTAGAATTAAAAGGATATAAAAATTACAAAGAGTTATGTTTAACTTTAGATTGGGAAATAAGTGCTGGAAATACAAAGAAAAAACAGTTAAGAATATTAAGTGAACTATGTGATTTTGAAAAACAAGGAAACAAATTTGTTGTAAAGGAAATTTGTTGTAAAGGAAATGTATGATAATAAGGATGTGTGTATGGATATGAGAGGGAAACAGGATAATAATACACCTAAGTATGTTGAGAGTATTGAATTGAATATTATTGGAGAATTACTTACTGAAGGACAAGATAACAAATATGTTGTTGGACGTGGAGTATTACTCAGAAATGTAGGTTTGACTAATACAAACTATTCATATTGCAAAAGAAGACAAGATAAACTTGCTACATATTTAGAAGTTAAAAGGGAAGTAGTTAATGATTATTATACTTGTGTTGATTCTATGATATTAGGTAATTTAGAAAAGGCTCTCAAGAATTTATCTAACAAAAAAGTAATACAGTTAAATAGCACATTATTGATTTGTAAAAATGTACTAACAGATGTTACATATCAACATATTACTCAAGTAGATGAATTTGATGAAGAAATAGAAATAATTAAGCCAGTTGTTCAATCTGATGTTATTTATGTTCAAGCTACAGACGAAGAAAGACATCTTATTAACGTTTCAGAAAAGAAAGTTTTAACTAATATGGGATTTGAAAAATTAACAGATGTATTCTTAAAAAATAAATTAAAGCAATACTATGACCAATGTTATAAAGAAATAAGAAGAGAAATGAAGGACTTAAACTTTTATTTTCAAGCTTATGATATAATTTATGACTTTGATATTTTGGCAAATGAATTAGAAAAACATGGGTATGATGATTGGAGTAAAGAACTCAAAAAAGAACAATCAGATATAATTAATAGTGGTGCTATGAATAGAATAATGGATAATGCTGAAAAAAGAAAAGATAAAGCTACTCCTGATTTTGGTACACTATTAAAATCTGATAAAAAATATATTAGAACTCAAGATGAATATATAACAGGTTATAATCAACTAAATAATAGTGTGATTAATGTGAATTCTAAAAATATTAAGGCTAATGTTAAGAAAGCTAAAGAAATTAAAAAGTTGAACGTTTAAAGTCTGTTATATTATATATAGAAGATTCATACCATGACTATTATAATAAATTCTAAACGTTCAACTTTAACAAAATATATAAAATAACAAATAATCAATAAGTTAATTCTATTTGTGAGTCTGAAAGACGAAACAAAAGAACAACCGATAGGGCGTTAGGTGTATTCACTAAAGTTTGGGAGTATATGAGTCTTGTAGCTAACGCTACGCTTTTCTTCCCTTACGGTCAGAGGATATAAATTTAATAAAATATATTATATTATGGAGTGAGTTAAAATGGGATATGTTTATATAATTAAAAATGAAAATAAATCTACTGATGATAAAATTTATATAAAAATAGGGGCAAGTAAGGATTACATAAAAAGAATAAATCAAATAAAGAGTTCATTTAAGTTCAATGGTAATTTAGATGAACTTTTTTTATATAAAGTTATTGAGTGTAAATCCTATTTGCGTTTGGAGAAAATGATCCATCAAATTATGTCCAGTCGAAAAATAACTAATGAATGGTTTCTTACGGAGGAAAGTTTCTTAGAAGGTAGAATTTCGATGGTTGATTTATCAAGATATAATTAAAATAAAATATATAAAATAACTAATAAGGAGGTTAGAGATATGTTATATAATAATGAAATAGTACAAAAATATTTAAATAAACTTGATGGAATACAATTAGATAAAAATATTAAAACTGCCTACCCGACTAAAAATATAAGAAGTATTGATAATATTGATATTCATGAAGTTGAAAGATATGTTATTGCAAATATTAAATGGGAAAATACAATTGAAATGAGTGGTTGGGGAATGTCAATATAATATATATAAAATTAGAGAGATTAGAAAATAAAATTCTAGTCTCTACTTATCAATTGAAAGTCAATATCAGAATAAATCATTTGTTTTGTTTGGAATTATTTTCATAAAGGCTATTAATCGTAGCTTTTAAAAGATAATTTTTGCAAAGATTATACAACAAAACAAATCATACACAAAAGGAGGAAATTATTATGGCTAATATTTTAAAAGGAACTTTTGAAGCAACAAATTATAGTCCAAATGCCACAGTATATCAAATTACAATGACCATTGATAGTGATTTATCAGACATAAATGATATAAATTCATTACTTTGTAATAATGGATCACGTTATAAAACAATTGATGGATTAGCTTATATAAGCACAAATAGTACATCTATAGTCTATTCACCTAATTTTTTATATATGTACAAATTTGTCGCTGAACAAGGAATATTAAATAGTTCTACAGGATACAAAGATGGTATATGGAGATGTGTTGGAAAAAAAGGATATGTAACAACTTAGAAAGGAGGGATTTATAATGGATTTTGAATCTTATATAATGGCAACTGGACATACTGATGAGGAAATTGAAAAAGTAACTCAGACAATAAATAATATTCAAACAGGTGGTGCAGATTTAAGTGGTTATCCAACTTCTACAGAAGTCAATAATTTACTTAATAATAAAGCATCAAAAAATGGTAGTACATCTGAAAATTTCTCAGCTAAAGATATGACAGTAGTAGGTAATATAATACCATCATCAAATGGGACACAAAATATTGGTTCTCCAGACAATAGATTTAGTACTATTTATGTAAATGAAGCGAAACTATCTACAAATACTTTATATATTGGTGATACTCCTGTTATGGGAACGAGTGAAGATACTATAATGATTAAAGCAGATACAGACCAAAGTATAACCATGAAAAGTTCTGGAGTTGGTACTACTAAGGTAATATCACAAAGTAATGTTGAATTATCTACAAGTGGGATGAATGCAAATGTTAATGTACAAGCTACTGGAAGTGGTGCTAATGCAAATTTAAGTGCTACAAATGAGGTAAATCTTACAGGAGCAAATGTAAACATTCATGGATCTACAAATATTTCTGGTGGAGCAACAGTAGATAATCTTACTGTTAATGGCAATATAGTTATGAATGGAAGTGCTTTTACCGTTGAAGCAACTACAGTAAAAATTGAAGATAATATAATTGAATTAAATAAAAATGAAGTAGGAACAGGAGTTACTACTGGCAGGGCAGGATTAAAAATTAATAGGGGTGATTCTGATGCATATTTAATGATATTTGATGAAACTGATGATAATTTTAAGGTCGGAACAGACTCAACTTTAAAAATTATTTCTACGAAAGATTATGTTGATAGTCAAGATGCTAATAAAGTTGACAAAGTTATAGGAAAATCGCTTATATTAGATACGGAAATTACACGTTTAGCTTCGATAACTGGAACTAATACAGGTGATGAAACGCAAGCTACAATAAAGAATAAAATAGGCGTTGCTAACACTAGTCAAGATGGATATTTAACATCTATAGATTGGAACACTTTTAATAATAAAGCTATTCTTTATCCAACAACTGATGGAATATCTGCAATAAAAATAACCAAAGCTGATAAAAGTACTCCAATCGTGACAGTAGATACTACAAATTCAAAAGTAATTCTTAATGGAACTTTAAATTTAATACCAATAACAACGGCACAAAGAAATGCATTAACAGGATTGAGTAGTTGTTCAATAGTATTTGATTCTGATTTAGGTTCTTTAATGTGTTACGATGGTTCAATTTGGTATCAATTATAAAAAATAAAATACAAAGGAGAATGATATAACATGAGTTTATTTCCTTCAAGCCCAATAATGGGACAAACAACTACTCTAAATGGGAATTCATATTCATATGATTCTACAAAAGGATGGTTAAAACAAGCATCAACAACAAGTTCAATAATAAATGATAGTGCAACAAGTTCTACTACAAATACATATTCAATAGATAAAATAAAATCATTAATAAGTAGTGGTACAAGTTTTGAGGTAGTATCAAGTTTGCCAAGTTCTCCAAGTTCTCTTAAAATATACATTTTAAACTCAAATGGTACTTATACAATGAATATATACGACACTTCTTGGCATACAATAAGTGGTTCAAGTAGTGGCACTTCATTTACAGATTGGGCAAGTTCAACAAATTATACGATATTAACATCATTTGTACTAGAAAATAATAATTTATATAGGTGTATAACTACTCATACTAGTGGAACAAGTTTTTCAGATAATAGTAGTTATTGGACTATTATAGGACATATCCATGCAAATAAAACTTATTTAGATAAAATAGGTGAAGATTCTATTACTGGAGAAATGAAATATAATGGACAATCTGTAATAAATGCTGATGTTTCAAACAGAAGTAACGGGAAGGTAGTTACATTTAATTCTACGACTGGTAAAAATGAATATGCGACAGTTACGGTGGCTGGCATTGTTGGTAGTTCTACTATTACAACAGCAGGTGAAAATATTACTATAGCATCAGGTTCAGAACAAACTTTTGATCATCCAACAAGTACAAATATAGTTGTCAGTATAGAAGAACAGATTTCTGGTTCAAGCGTAACAGATACTCATGTGGATTTTTCAGATTCTAGTAAATACACTTTACAAGATAGTGTTAATATTAATACCATTAATAACAAATTATCACTAATAAATGGTGGAATAGATGTAAATACTTTATTACTACTTCATTTTAATGGAAGTGTAACTGATTCATCGTTGATACCAAATACAGTAACTAATAATGGAGTAACTTATAATAATACTGCTCAAAAATTCGGAACTAATTGTGCAAATTTTAGTGGAAGTTCTCAATATATGTATATCAATAGTAATAGTAAATTTAATTTTGGAACAAGTGATTTTACTATAGATTTTTGGTTAAAATATGGAGGAACTAGGATTACTAATTATCCAACTATTTTAAATACAAGTATGACTGGTTGGGTTGCTGGTGTTATGAGTTTAATGGTTGATACTACAGATGCTTCAAGTAAAGTTAGTTTGGCTTGTTTTTCTGCTACAGGAATAGCTACATCAAGTTTGATCTTTAATAATACATGGATGCATGTTGCTTTTGTTATGTCTAATCATACCCTTAGTATATATATAAATGGAGTTTTAAATACTAGTGTAAGTAATTGCACTGGAAATTATAATTTTGATTATAGTGCTGGTGGATTATTTATGGGAAGGAAACCATCAGAAAGTTTATATTTTAATGGTCAATTAGATGAATTTCGTATAAGCAATATTGCAAGATGGACTTCTAATTTTACTCCTAAGAATATGGAATATTATCAATATTTAAACACTACTCCATTATATGCTAAAACAACTGGGAGTAGTGACTATAGTTTAACAACAATAGATACAATTACATCTTTAACAATACCAGTAACTCTACCAAGTTCTAATTCTACTTGTAAGTGTTTAGTATCATTTGATAATGGAGTTAATTGGCTATATAGAAGTTCTGGGGTATGGTATAAATATACTGGAGATTTATCTATATCTTGGACAAGTTCAAATATAAATACTGACTTACAAACATATTTTACGAATATAAGTTTGATAACTTTAACTAGTGATTTAAGTAGTCTAGGGATTGTACCCGTGGCATTAGATTTTGCTTTTCAACTCAATACCCTGTCAAGTAATGAAACACCAACTATAGGTGCAATTACAATGGTTTATGTTAATTCATCACATAATGAATTTGCTAGTTATGGTAGTTATTCAGATAGTTACAGTACTTATGGAATCAAGAGAGTGTCAAATAGTCGATTGGCAGTAAAAAATAAATCCGCAGTTACTAAGATAATTAAAGTAAATATGGTGACTAGTGTATAAATCAAATAAAGAAAGAAGAAAGTGGGTGATTAAATATGATAGCTTATATTTATTTTAAAGACAGTTTTAAAATAATCCAAAAAATAGATAATATAACTTCTATAGATGATAGTAATAAGAAAATACAAGGTGATTCAATTATTATATTTGGAGATTCACAAGAATATATAATTTTAGAGTCAGATACTATCACTCTGAATATCGGAGATACTATTGATATTTCTAATTTGACAGATGCAAGAGATTATTTTATTAAAGGAAAAGAAATATGGTATCAAGAACAAATTAAAAAATCTAATGAAACTATATCAAAATTAAATCAGTTAACAGACATGTATGGACAAACTTTAGATTCCATTATGTTTGATATATTACCAAATATTACAACAACAGTATAAGAAGGAGGAAAGGAGATGGAACAAATGAGCGCATTTATAGCTTTACAAATTATGAAACAAGCAGATATATCATTAGAAGATGGACAAGCTAAATATAGAGGATATTTTTTAACAACTAAATTATATGCGAAATATAAAGCAGATTGCGATACTATTTTAACTACTGACGGATATTTAGACGTAATTGTAGAAGTTTAATAAAACAATAAAATAAAGTAGGAGAATAATATTGTGGGTTACTATCTCCTACTTTATTTGTGCAATTTAGTATTCAATTTATTATTATAACATATTAGTTTTCATAAGTCTACAAGCTGAAATATTTAATTTAAATTAATCTAAGCTTTAAATTATATACTTCATTGATATTTCTGAGTTCGATTTTAGATATCTGTCAGAATTGAAGTGTAAAAAGTTATTGTAAAAGAAATATTTTATAAAGAGTTTATGTCCTAGTAGATTTTGATTTGTTCTAGTAGCAACCGTTCGTCGGTTTTATACGGGCGATTGGAACGACTAGGGCGAAACGAAGGAACGAGAATAGATGAAATTAAAAAAGAGTAAGGTTAATCCCTACTCAATACTAATATTCACGTAATCTTTTTAGAAAATCTCTTTTGATTTCTGGATGTGCCTCAAAGGTCAGCCATATGCAATCTAGTATTTTACTAATAGGACGTTTTTTAGATTTTGCTAATTTGTGCAAATCTTTATGAATATCCTCTCTAACACTTGTATGTAAAACTAATCTAGTATCTTTAAGATATGAATATGAATTTTTCACTTTTTGACCATTAATATTAAAATATTCAGTATAAGGTATTTTCATAAATTAACACTCCTTTTAGTATATTTTAACATGAAATGAATAGCTTGGTCAATTTATTTCGGGAAATGCAGATTTATTACGTTGCCAATTTTATTATGTTGAGTAGATTAAAAGCATTGATATGAGTGTGATTAGATGGAATTGAAAAGTTTAAAATATTATTTCGTGAAATAAAAAATTAAAATTATTATTTTGAAGGTTTGTAATTTATACAAGCCTTTTTATTATGCCTAAAAATAAAATTAGAAAGGAATTGATAAATATTATGGAAGAAAAAACTGTAGTCGTTGAATTCAATCAGGATAACTTAGATAGATTCTTGAATGAATATTATAAATCCCATAGAAAAGGAAAAAGTCTCATTGTGGAAAATCCTTTACCTAGAAGTATGAATAAGATACTCGTTATCACAAATCGTATTGTTCAAAATAACCACAAAAAATATAGGGGTATGTATGTTGAATACGTTCTTAAAGAACTGGGACTTGAAAAATTGGGTATATGTGAAACAGATTTAAAGCTTCAATTTGTATTCCCTACAAAAGTCCGTCACGATTTAGATAATATGCTTGGAGGAATGAAAGAAATCATGGATAAATTCAGTGATGTTGGAATGATCCAAGATGATAATTATTCTATTATAAAATCAATATCAGCGAGTGCAAGTTATGAGAAGGATATCTCTAAATTAATAATGTCTTTCGAAAACTGTAAATATGATGTACAAGCTACTCTAGAACAAATGGAAAAGGAACGAATTAAAAGAGAAAAACGTGAAAACACAATGTCTGAAAAGAAAAAAGCTAAGAAAAAGAAGGTGAAATAAATTATGAAAATTTGTACATCAAATAAAAGAATTACTAGAGAATACTTAGCTAATCCATTTAGTAATATGTCCTACCATGAAAGATTGGTACAAGCTGGTGCAGTTGATTTAAGAGACAATTGTATTATTGAAGATTTAGGAAATGGTTATTGTAGGATTGTAGCAATAGATGAAACTAAAAAGATAAAATAAATTAAAACAACTTAGAAAGGATGCGATTTAATATGGCTAATGAATTACAAAGAAGCAAACAAATAGATATGGGTGGAAAAGATATCGAAAATGAAATAAATAAGGATAATCTTAAATTACTTCAAAAGTATAAAAGAGATATGGAAATAAGAGAACTATCACCAAAAACCATATATAATTATGAAACAGATATTATAGCATGGCTTAAATACATAGTCAAAAAACAATTTAATCCGAGTATTAAAGAATTAACTGAAGACGATATTGAGGAATTCTTTTATTTTTGCAAAAAAGAAGGTAATAATACAGAAAGAATGAAACGCAGAATGTCCTCTATTAGTGCTTTTTATAAATTTTTAAGAAGAAAGAAAGAAATAACAGAAAATCCATGTGAGTTTATTCCTAGACCTAAAAAGGGATTGCCAGTTGTGACTCAAACTTTTTTAACTCCAGATCAAGTTAATGAGTTAATAAAGAAATTAGAAGAATGCGATGATTTACAATTGCGTACATATGCTATGTTTAGTTTATCTACAATGGCTAGAGTTAATGCTGTAAGTTCTATACAATGGGAACAAATTGATTTTGAAGAAAGAGTTGTTGAAGATGTTCTAGAAAAAGAAGGAAAAATCGTAAATTTATATTTTTCAGACAATGTAAAATATTTATTATTACAATTAAAGAAATATAGAGAAGAAAATAATATAGAGTCACCTTATGTATTTATAACAAAATATAATGGAGCATATGATAAAGTAACGACTGGAACATTAGGCGATTGGACTAGGAAATGTGGTGAAATGATAAATGTTTTAACGCTCCATCCACATGATTGGAGACATTCGGGATCTCAGCTACTTTCATTAAATGGATGTCCAATTGAAAAAATTTCTGAACTTTTGAACCATTCAGGGCTAGATGTAACAAAAAACCATTATTTACGTCAAGATAAGAAAAAAATTAGAGCAGAGAAAGATAAGTATACTACTCAATTCTAACATCCTCATTAATTACGAGATTTACAAAACATACCACACATAAACCAATCTCATAGTCTGTTATTTTTTGATATAAAATATAATGGAGATTATCCAAAAGGACTATGAGATTAACTTAATTAAACAACTATGAAAAGGTAAAATATTTTTAGAATCATTATTAACTAATACCAAACATTTAATCAATCAATATTAATTCTATATTAATATTATACCTAAAAATATAAAAATTATACATTCTAACTTAACTATTCATAAAAAAGAAAGGATGTGCTATCATATGAACCCAATGAATGATTCAACAAATAAATTAATAGAAACATTAAAAAAGCAAATTAAAATAAGAGATGACAAAATAAATGCAATTACAAGAAAAAATGAAGTACAATCCATAGTCATCGAATCTTTTAAGAAAAAGTATAGGACAATTATACTAATATATACTATTCTCCTTATGATAAGTTCAGGAATTGCAATTTATAATTTAATATTTAAATAAATAAAAGTATATAAACCTAATATTTATGAAAGGACAGTGATTAATAAAATAAAATAAATCATGAAAGGAGTTTTTAACATGAGTATTTCGTCAATGTCAGAATTAGTTCAAAATTTAGGATTCCCAATTGCTCTTGTATTGATATTAATAGTCCTAATAGTAAAATATATCAACAAACAAAATAAACTTACTAGGGAAGATACAAAAGAACAGATATCTATTTTAAGACAAGAAAATAAGGAGGATAAGAAACTCTTTGAGTCAGCAGTTAACAGCTTTAACACAGCAGTATGCGAATTTAAAAGTGTTCAACAGGAGACAAATTCAATAAAAAGTGATTTAGTTGAGGTAAAGCAGGACTTACTTATTATTAAAACTAAAATGGACAAATAAAAAGAGTAACCATTTCTAGCTACTCTAAGTACTATCAAGAAATAAATAGTCATATGGTAAAAGAATACTGTTTATCTCTTTAACTTAATTATACACTTTTAAAAATAAATGTCAATACTTTAATAAGGGACTATTAATAAATTTATTGCACTATAATGTGTTTTACTTTTATTAATAGTCCCTTATTTTTTCGTTTTTTACTTTATTAATAGTTGTTAAATTTATCCTTTTAATGAAATGCTGAATTATTAGTTATTTGCTTTTAATTTCAATTTCAGTATTAGGTTTAATCCATATTAATTGTGAACCGTCAGCATATTCATATCCAGCATATGGTCTACCATCTTTTCTTTCTTCTTGTTCTTGTTTTAACTTATAACACACTGCATACATACATTCATCTGATATATCTTTGCTTTTATCTGACCATATAGATAAATGGGCATTATCTTTTATAGGTTTTGATTTTCCAATAAAAATTGAATTTGATAATAATGAATTTCCAATGTGAATATCTTCCCACTTAATTCCCATATTACTTATTCTCCTTTAAGCACAATTCTTTAAATATTGGTAATTCATTACATAACCTTAAAAAGTCTTTAGACCACGAATACATTTTATGAAATTCTCTCTGATTATATATAGTCTTAAATTGTAAATAGTTACTGTCTACCCTTCTGCATAATTCAATTCCTTCGGGGCAATTATGAATTACTCTATGAAAATTATCTTGAGTTGGATTGGCATTGTATTCTATTATCTTCTCATTTAATATATCTATTTGTCTTTTATCTGTATATTCGCTAAATAGCCCATCATATAAATCGAATTTAGTTAAACAATGCATTGTACTCATACTAGATACAGTATCTTGATGGTGATATCTTTCCCACTGTAACCAAAAACTTTGATCTGCTTCAATATTTACTGCTATCATAATTCCTTTTGTGGCACAATCATGACCAGAACTTGGTTTAGCATTGCCAAGATTTATTATTCTCTTAAGATGTCTTGTTGCTTTAATAATTCCTTCACTGAATTTTTCTAACTGTTCTTTAGGGAGTTTAGATAATTCTAACATTTTTTCTTTCCCGTAAAGTTGTATTACACCTCTTAAATTCAGCACCTCATTTTCAAATTCTTGTGGTGTAAATTTCTTTTTTAACATTGGTAGTGCACTTGCTATTATACTTTCTTCTAAGTCATAAACTCTTAATCCGTAATATTTCATATTTCAAATTCTCCTTGTTATATATATTTTATTATTTACTAAATTTATAATTTTTTTCACTTTCTAAATAAGCTTCTTCCATTTCATCTGGATCATATCCGCAATCTTCAATTTTATTTAAAAACTTATCTGTTAAATCTAAGTCTTCTAAAGAAGGATTTAATACTATTAATTTACCATTTTCAAAACTTATACCTTCTGTATTCTCAATCATATTATGTAGTAACGTGAAGCCTTCTTTCCATTCGTCTCTTTCGGATTTTAATGTCATAACTTCTTGTCTAAGTTTGTCCATTTCAGCCATCATTTCTAATATTGTTGGATTTACTATTTCGGTTTCATTTTTTAAACATGAATTATTCATTTTTAATACAACCCCTCATACTTTATTATTTGTCAGTTATTTCTTTTCTAATTGAACACTATACCACCATCTATTCAATCTTTTAACATTTAAATTAAATACTTTTGTTATTTTAGTATCCTTTATATATTCTTCTAATATTGTATCTCTCATTTTAAATGTGTTTGTCGCTAGAGATATTACTTTTAAATTGTTATTTAAATTCATTTGTATTCCTCATCTTCCATAATTTAATTATAGTACATATGTTTGCGTGTGTCAATGTTATTTTATATATTTTGTTTTATACTCATTGTAGAATAACATGTTAAATTAATTTCCAATCTCTATCCCTTATCTCACTTACATAAACTGCTTCTGAATATTTGCATACATGATACCCTAATAGTTTTATCCATGCCTTTTCCTCATTATATGCTTCAATTTCTTTTATTTCTTTATCATCTATATCTTTAAATTTAAATAACATATTTTCATTTCTAAGAAAAAGTTTGCACTCTTCTGCCTTATTTTCTTCATAGCCATAGTTGAATACTTCTGTATCACAACCTAAACAATACTTTTTACAATCTACACATTTCATTTTTTTACCTCCATTTATTATATAATATTTACATATTAAGTTTTAATTTCCACATAAAATTTCAGTTTTACTTGGACTTTCTATCTCGCAAACCTAGTGATAGAGCCATTATTATTTTATTTCAATTTGTCCAAATTTTAAATTTTCACAAATTGCAAGATTCAATCCACATATCATAGTTTCTTTATTTAAATATCCTTCTGGTTCTCTTGAAGTTTTGTAAGGTAAATCACTCTCTATGGCGTTATAAGTTTCTTTATTTATAATACAATATTTGGCATTTGGTGTCATTGTTTTGATTTCACTTATTTTATCTATATCAATTTTTATAATACTATCTGGATTCCCAAACATTTTATAATTCCTCCTTATCATAATATTCATTGGAACTTGCACCCTTTGTAAATGCAAGTATTCCTAATATCATTATTATCCAAACTATAAATCCTATAACTATTTTCAGCATATATCAAATCACTTCTTTCTTTATGTATTTTAATTAATTAGCTTTAATTATTTGTAAGAACTCGTCTTCATTTAACATTGTGATATTTGCTTTCCCATTTGCATTATCTTCTATGGCTTTTTTATCTTTGCTACTCTTAGTCATATCATGTCCACAAATCAAGTAATCAAGTTTTACTTTGTAGTCCGTTTCTACAATAGCACCTAAGCTTTCAAGTAATTCCTTTAATTCTTGTTTCTTCATGTTGAACCCACCTGTAGGATATACCTTTTTACCTTGGAATTGTGTTTGTTGAGTTACTATAATTTCTTTTGGTTTATCTTCAATGAATGTTAAATAGCTAATTATCTCTTTTACCTTTTCAATTGTTTGTTTGTCACTAAAATATTCTACCATTGACTCAGATATTTTCTCTCCAACATCTTCAATTTTTAATAGTTCACTTTCACTAGTTAATATAATCCTATCTAAATTATTATTAAAATGTAAACATATATTTTTAGATGCTTTCTTTCCTACATTTTCTATTCCAAGTGAATATAAGAAGCTACTTAACTTACACTTTTTACTTTTCTCAATAGCTTTAATTAAATTATCATACTTTTTAATTCCAAACTTAGGCAAGTTAATTAATTGTTCTTTATATTGTTCTAGATTATAAATATCTTTAATATATTTTATAAATCCTTTATCTATGAATTGTTTTAATGTTTCCTTAGATAATCCTACAATGTTAATGGCTTCCTTTCCAACATAATGAGATAAGGCTTGTATTAATCTATCAGGGCAACTTTCATTAGTACAGAATAAGAATCTAGTTGTTTTAGGTTGTCTTATCTCTACAGGGCTATTACAACATGGACAAACAGTAGGATATATTATATCTCTAATATCTTCATTATTTAAACTTTCATCAACTATTCCTGTCACTTCTGGAATTACATCATTGCTTCTTCTAATAAAAGCTTCTATATTAATTTTAATTCTTTTTCTTTCAATGTCATCGATATTATTTAATGTTGCTTGTTTAACTGTAACTCCCATCAATTCAACTGGTTCTGTTTTTGCTTTTGGGTTTAATCTGCCATATCGGCTGACATTCCATTCAACATCTAAGATTTTAGTTGTTGTCTCCTCAGCTTCATATTTGTAAGCTAGAGAAAAACGTGGGAATTTTTCAGTATATCCCATAGCTTGTCTAGTGGCTAAATCATTTATTGCGATAACTGCACCATCTATATCATAAGGAAGATTTGGTCTTTGTTCCTCTATTTTATCTATGGCTTGAATAATCTCTTCATATGTATTACAAATAGAATAATCTGTTACTGGTAATCCCCTATAAGACATATAATCTAATTGTTGTTGATAAGTTTGAAAGTCTTTTTCTATATTATTTAAATTATAAAAATATATCATTAATTTTCTTTTAGCTGTTTCCTTAGTATCTAAATTTCTAATTGCTCCAGCTACACTATTACGACAGTTTTTTAATTGTTCGGTGTACTTTTTATTATATTCTATAAGAGCTTTATTTGGCATGATACATTCTCCATGTGGAGACATTAAATGTGTTAACTTATCATTATCTTTTAATTGTAAAGGAAGATTAATAATTGATTTTGATTGTTCTGTAACATTTTCTCCAATTATTCCATCTTTACCTCTTGTAGAGCCTTGTACAAAATTAATATTATCATAATCAGTTTCAACAGTGAGTCCATCATATTTTTTTGTTAGGACATATTTTAGTTGTGGTAATTTAGTAGTATGAGTGCTATTATATTCTTTTACAAAGTTATCATTTTTTATTAACCAATCCTTTATTTCTTCAAATGAATTTGATTTGTCTAATGACCATAGTTTAGTTTTTCGTTCTACTTTTTCAAAGCCTTCTAATACTTCTCCACCAACTTTTTGAGTAGGGCTATTGGGTAATATTGTTTTAGTTTCTTTTTCTAATTTAACTAATTTGTCATATTCATCATTCCATTGTTTGTCTGATACTGAAGGATTATCCAAAGTATAGTATTCATAGTTCCATTTGTTTAGGTTGTCTATCAACTTATTCATTTCTTCCATTTTTCATTCTCCTTTATATTTTATATATTTTATTATTTAAACAACATCTTTTAATTCTTCTTTCTTTAGTTCTGATATGTAGTAAGCAAAAGCCATTTCACCATATTCATCTGTAAAAGTCCAATTTCTATATTCATTATCTTTTTCATAACTTCTATCCATTCTTAACATCTCCCTTTATTATTTATGTATATTTTATTATGATTGGAATTTTTGGAACTATTTACTGCCCTTATGTATATACTAATATATTTGGCTTTGTTTGTCAATAGTTATTTTATATATTTTATTGTTTATTTAGTTTAATCTTAAATAATTATTAGATGATGCTTGGCTCAATGTTAGTGTATCATATTCATTAACCGTTAATCCAAATTCAGCTACAATCCTTTTTTCTTCTTCATTCATACTTGAATATGATTTTTGTCCAAAGTCTGGAGGTAAAGCATTTTTGCCCTTGCCTGCTAAAATGTTGAATACCTGAAGATGATCTTTATTTTTATACTTGATATGTATAGTTTGTTTTTTGTAACAATCTAGAATGAAATGCTCTGTTTCTATATTCTTATCACATCTTTTAATTGCTTCTACTATTTCATTCGTATCTATATTATATTTTGTTCCTTTGATATTATTAAATATTATGTTCAAATCATTTAAGGTATCAGGAACTCTATACATATAACTTCCATAGTAACCTATAATTGATTTGTTATTTATCTTATAACAACTATTAGTCTTCCAGCCACTATATAAATAAATATTACTATTCCACATAGTATCTGAATAATAAGATTTATATGTGAGGTCATCAAAAACTTTAGCAACAGTTTCCTCGTAGCTTTTAGGAATAGATTGCATTAACTCTTCATAAAAGTATCTAACATTCTCTATCGTAAAAGCTATATTTTGTTGTTTCTCCATATTGCATGAGAAATTATCTCTTAATTTACTTGGAAGTTTCTTTTTAAAATCTGTTTCTTCTATAAATTTATTCCAGTATTTTAATGTTAGGTGACATATAAAACCATTAACTGTGAGTTTATCAGCATGAACTTTGTCATCACTTATTCTTATCATGTTATCTATTCCAAATCCATTAAGTAATTTACCAAGTCTCATTTGTTCTTTGAATAATTCTATTGAAGCATTCTTTATTATTTTGTATTCAAATACCAATTTTTCTAATTTATTCACAGAAGGCATTAGGGATTGTAAATTATCTACATGAATATCTGGATTTTCTCTTTTGAATTCTCTTTCAAACATGGTTTCCGTATCAGACATTGGAACATTTATATATACAAATGCAGTTTCAACATCTGTTTCTCTTTCTGAATTACTAAATGCATTATCTATATATTCTATATAACCATTATATTGTTCTATAAGTTTTAATAATTGCTTTCGTTGGTTGCTATAAGGATTTTTAAGAGTTTCTGCATTTAGTAGGCATAGTATTTTGCCTCCCACCTTTTCCTGTATTTGAATTGCTCGTAAAAGATGGTCTGAACCTTTATCAAAAGGTGGATTCATTATTATTAAATCATAAAATCTAGGTGGGTCAAAAGTAAGAAAATCGTCCCATACTACATTATATTTTTGACCTCGAAGTAAATTGTTTAGATTTTCGTCAAATTCAATAACATCAAATTTCAAATAATCTTTTGCTTTTTTACCATAAGCTATCATTCTTCTGCAATGTGTCTCATAATATTCTTCATAAGCTTGTACTATATCTGCTTTTCCACAACTAGGTTCTAATATGTACTGGATTGATGATAAATTATATTGTTCCTCATTTAATTTATCAAGCATTTTAAATACAAGTTCTTTAGGAGTCGGATAAAATTGGTCGTTATTTGTAAACATTATTAACATCTCCTTTAATTTATTTTATTGGTAATTTAAACCTCTATTACATAATAGCACAAACTAAAATATTTGTAAAGGCATTTTATATATTTTGTTATTATAGTTTTAAATAATTCTTTATATAAGAAAAGACGAGTTTTACCTCGCCTAATTTATTTATTCTATTACTAGTCACCTTCCATGAAATATCACTTCCTTTCTTGTTTTATATAATTTGTTGAACTTACGATAAAAGTATGAGTTTATTGGGTTTTTATGTATCGAATCTACTATTTGTTTTTCTACTTCTACCTTTATGTCTTGGTGGCAATGGAGTTAGTCCTAAATATGCCCATTGTGCACCTCTTGCAATTGTGGAAAGTGTTGACTTTGGAATACTATACATTATAGCTATGTCTTTATATTTTATTTTACCTTCTTTGCAAAGGTTATAAACTTCAATAACTAAATCTTCTTTAAGTTTATTCATACAATTCTTTTCACCATTTCTTTTCTGTATGTATTTACCTTCATGCTTTTGATTCTCAGATTTAGTAACCCATTCTAAATTGGTATCATAATTGTGATATTTAATTCCGTCTTTGTGATTTACTTCTATTTTATTAACTGGGTCTTCATTCGGTATAAATAAGTATGCTACTGCCCTATGCACACTTCTAGCAAAGAAACCATCTTCAAATTTAACGCTACATTGTAGGTAACCGTCTTTGTTTGGATTACAATTTAATAGTTTCCCCTTTTTACCAAGAATCCTTCCTTTGTTAGAAATTTCATATCCATTGTTTATAATCCAAATTTCATCTTCTAAATCTTCTATATATTCTTTTCTCATTGTATTTATTTCACCCCACTACTTCCGAATCCTTTTTCATTTCTTTCACTCTCATCTAATTCGTCTACAATAATTACTTCATCGGTTGATATATAACCTATAACCATTTGTGCAAGTTTTGTTTTAGCAGGAATATCAACTTCATAATCTTCTTGATTATAGACTATGATTCCTATGTCCCCTCTATAATTGGAATCTAATGTTCCTAATTGTACTCTTAAATACGGTGAGCATTCTGTGTACGTAGGAGGCATTTCGGTAGGAGGATATATAGTACCAAAACAACCACCACAACCTTTTAATGTAATTCCACTTCTAGGTCTTATTGTGGCTTCTTGATTAGTTTCTAATTGTACTGATATTCCTGTAGGTATAACTATTGTTTGGTATGGTTGTATTGTTGCTTCGCTGAGTGTGAATAGATCAAACCCAGCATCTCCTTCTCTACCTTTAGTTGGAACTATTGCATTTTTATTTAGTTTTTTAAATTTTATCATTTTTATTTCTCTCCTTCATAATTCTTATTATTTTATTATTTAGTAAATTACATATGTTTTAGTATCTGAACATTCTGTAATTGATTCCTTTGATATGTCTGTGTTTGGATATTCAGAATCCCCAACTACAACCTTATAGTCTTGGTTTAAAGTTTTAAGATATTCTATTAAGTCGGCTACTGTCATTGCTTCTTCCATTTATTTCTCACCTCAATCCATTTGAGTTGTATTTTGATCTTTATAGATTCTAATGAATCGTAGATTAAATAAATAGGATGTACGATTAAATGTAAATATATAAAACATATAAATTGTTGTGTCAGTTCATATAATTTTTTCATAAACTCTCCTTTCTAAAAAAGACGATAACATGTAGTTTTTAACAACTTATTTATTACCATATTTTTCTTTAAGTTTTAAGTATTGTTTATACTCATTTTCTGCTTCTCTCTTTTCCCTTTCTTCTTTGTCTTTCTTCCACTTTTTTCTTAGTTCTTCTTCATATTGTTCTATTTCTTCATTTGTAATCACACCTAAGTTGTTTAGTTCCTTTCGCAAGTAATCACTAGCAAATAAACATTGTCTAATTTGAAAATTTCTGTATACATCTATTTCTTCATCTTGTTTATCGACCATAAACACACCTTTTTCTTTTGTGCTTTCATCTTCAACAACTAATGTTATTTGGTCAGCAAATTGTGCCATATGAGTAAACACTATTCTTTTCCCTAATAAGTCTTTTTCTTTTTCTATAAAATTCATTTCAAATCTCTCCTCTTTATTAATATTATTTTTAATTTATCAAACTTCCCTTAAAATATCTGTTTTATGTGCTTATTTAATTTTTAACCTAGCCTATAGCCCCATTCCATAAATTAAATTTTCATATTTTTAGTAATTTTAACTAATTTAACTATAGTTGCCTTAGAATTATTTTTTCTTAGAAATTTCGTTTTTAATGTTTTAAATCAATCCTAGAGCATTTTATTTATAGTTTTGATTAAATCATCTAAAATTATATTATTTGGTAATCCTTTTGATTTAAGATTTAAATAATATTCCACGTTCTCTTTTATGTGAAATACTGTACATTTTTCACAAGCAAAAACTTCTTTATTATTTCCTTCAGTATCTATGTATTGTAATAAATATCCACCCCATAAAGTATTCTTTATCTTAGAACATTCATCATATAATGGACAATAGCACATTCTACAATCATATTTATTATCTGATATATCAGAATGACAGGGATACCAATAACAATTAGTTCTGAGGTTTAAATTATTAGTATTTGTTTTAATCTTCATATAGAAACTCCTTAGCTTCGTTATAAGTTTCAAATACATAATCTTCGTTTATTAATACATGTTCTTTTAGATAGTTATCATATAAATTAATTATTGGAGGACAAGAGCTAGTAATTCTAACATAGCCCTTGAATACTCCTTCATTAATCTTGAAATTACCATCTATATAATATATATCTTGGTTACTTTCAAACATAATTTATCTCCTATTCACATTTAGTAAATCCACAGTCTACACAACTTATACATCCTCCAGAATGTTCTAATCCATGTCCACACTCAGGGCATTTACCTGTTTTTAAAGCAAAGGCGATATCACCATTATCTTTTTTAAATTTTAATTCTTCATCTGAGAAAATTGATTTATAAGTTTTAATTTGTTTTATTTCTATATTACTAATTGGTTTTATTGTCTCTATAGTTTGATTTGATATTTCTTTTAAAAATGTTTTAATTTCTCTCAATATAGAAGTTCCACAACTATTACCTTGACTTAATTGTATTCCTTTTGCTCTTTGAGTTGAGAAACTATTACATCCACCAACACCCTCAAAAGATTTTTCTATGTTGAATAAGTTGCCTCCCAATCTTAACATTCCACTCATTGCAATAACCATTCCTTGCAGATTACGTTCACAACCCCCAGATCCCGACCTTATTACATACATATCTTGTATGGTTTTTTCAGTATTAGACCATCCAATCATTAATTTTAATTTTCCACAACCTATGTATACTTTTCTTTCGTAGTAAAATGTATCTTTAGCTTTAGGTTTCCATTGACCTCTTTCCAATGTTTCTATTAATTCTTTAGCTTTTTCTTCTTCTGTTTTTTCAGTAATCATTATACCTTGTCTCACTTCGTTTGGTCTAAATATAGTACATCCCTTTATACCGTTTTCCCAACAGAATTCATAAACCTTTTTTACATCTTCAAATGGATATTCAGTGGGAATATTAATAGTTTTACTACATGACATATCTACATGGAATGCTATAGCTTTAAGAACATCTAAATGTGCTTGTACTGGTAAATCCATAGCAGTTACAAATATATCTTCTTTAACAATACAATCTTTATTATTTTTGATTTCATTCCATACTTTGTAAGCATAGTCTTCCATCTTAACTATTTTAATATCATCGTCACTTTGTCCACCTAATTTTACCTTCCTATCATATGATAAGCTAAATATAGGTTCTAAGCCAGAACTTGTATTGCTCCCAAAAGTTAACGACATTGTGCCCGTGGGAGCAATACTCATTATCTTTGAATTTCTGATACCATATTTTAATATATCATCAGCTATATCTATCCATTCATTATCTTTTTCCATATGTTTTTGAATATATCCACTTTCAATATATTTTTCTCTATCTAAAAATGGGAAACCCCCTTTTTCTTTGGCTAACTGAACACTTGACTTAAATGCTTCTTTTGATATGAAGTTCATTATTTCATCAATAACTTCTAATGATTCTTTACTTCCATAAACCATATTCAACATACATAAAGCATCTCCAAGTCCTGTAATTCCAAGCCCGATTGTCCTAAAAGCTTCTTGATAATTTCTATATATTTCATCTGGAAAATTATTTATATCAATTATATTATCTAGAAATTTAACTGCACTATGAGTTGTTTTACTTAATTTTTCATAATTAATTTTTGCTTTATCTGTGAAAGGATTATCTATCATATTATGTAAGAATATACTTCCTAGATTACAAGCACCACCATATTCATTACGTTTTAATGGTTCTTTTGTAATAGGATTATTACCATAAACTGTTCCTGCTAAATATTCAGCACATGGATTGGAACAAACAATATTTTCTATGTACCATACTGTATTGTCTTTATTCATATTATCATAGAAAAATATACCCGGTTCTCCATTATCATATGCTTTTTTCATAATTTGATCCCATAAGTATTTCGCACTTATTTCTTTCTTATATTTCCATTGTGATTCATCTTTTAATACATAGCCTTTATCATCGTATACTGGATAGTGTAAAAATATAGTTTCATCTTTTCTAACAGAGTTCATAAAATCATTATCAACCATAACTGTTACATTAAAATGTACTAACTTTCCTTCATCATAAGATTTTGCATTTATGAAATCTTCAATGTCCATATTATATATTGAAGATACGCCCATATTTGCTCCCCTACGTCCTCCTTGAAGGATTGTGGCAGTTTGTGCATTAAACACATCAATAAAGCTTACATTTCCACTTGCAATAGCATCATTGGATGTAGGAGTTCCTTTTGGTCTTAGTTGTGAGAAATCGTAGCCTATGCCACCTCCTTTTTGGTGTGTGAGTGCTCCAAGCTTGACTTTATTAAAAATGTCTTGTAAATCATCTTGTATTTGTGGTGCAACAAAACAATTATTTAATGTTAATGATGTTCCTATGCCACTGTTAGACATTGTTCTTCCTGCTGGATAAAATAATCCTTTATCTAATATATTATAAAATTCTTCAGCTTCCTTTTTATCTTTAGAACAATAATTTGCAACCCTATGTAAATTTTCATCAATAGATTCTCCATTCTTAGAGTATCTGTCTTCCCAAATTTTATAAAGTATTTCGTTTTCGATTTTCATGTTATTACCTCTTTCTTTCTATTATTATTTTTATTTTATTATATAAGCTATTTTAATAGTTATAAGCTAATTGTCTTACATATATTTTCATATTTATCTAGATTCTTATTTTTAATGGTCATCTGTTTTACATTATCAAGCATAACATTACTAGCTTCAGCAAATTGATTAAATAAATTTGGATTATTCTTTTCTATTTCTTTATTCACTTCTTCTGTAATTGTTTTGTATATTTTAGATTTATTACTTGCAAACAATCTATATACTTGTTTACTATGTATTTTCTTTCCTATGTATGGAATTTTATGATACCATTTATCTTTAATAGTAACCATATCTCTTAACTCTTGTTCTTTTACTTTATCTAGCATTATTAATATTCCTCCTATGGTTCAAATTTAAATAATTCATAATCGTCTTCCACTAACCTATAATAATTATTACTGTCTTCACCAGCTTTTTCATTTAGAAATTCAACTATTTGCTTACCATAATAGTTATTTACATTATTACAAACTAATACATCATCATATATTTCTCTATCATAATTATCTACACATACTATTTTCATAATGTAATCACCTCTATAATCTTATCTTTTATTTCATCAAAATTTAACAATTCGTTAGTAGAAATCCTTATATTTGCATCATAAATACTTTTATAATCAAAATTTATATCTAAATATAACAAGGTTAATTTATAATCATTGAAAGGTGCTTTATCATATTTAGTAGAAAAAGAATTTATTATTATTTCGTCTTTATTCATTTAGATATCTCCTTAAATTTATATTCTTTTTATTTTATTAACAGTTGTTAAAATCAGCAATTGATTAGCTTTTATTTTTCAATACTTAATAGTTGATTTCTCCATTGTATAAAACCAATTTTACCCCATTTGTTAAGTTTATTTTCTTTATTAGCCATTCTCCACAATTTTTGAAGTTCAGCAAATGACCATCCTAATTTTTCTTTTCTCTTTTTCTTATCTAAAAATATACAACCCTTATACATTTTTATTCACCTTCTTTCTGTTCATTTTTAATTAATATCCATTTATCAGAATCTGTAACTTCAAGAGAAAACATCCCACTGTTATCATATAGAACTCCTTCACATTCAGCAACTCCATTATTGTCATACATCCACTTTTTAGCAGTTTCAAAGTCAACATATTCAATCATATTGCTTTTTAACTCAGTACAATAATTATATACACTTTGTAGCCAAGCAACTAATTCTGGAATTTTATCATATGTAATTTGACTTTCTGAACCTGTCCATACTATTTCACTATTATCTTTTAATGATATAATAGTTTCTGATTCATAATCATCATCTAATCTTATAAACTCTATTGGTGATTGCTTTAATTGTTCAAATTTTGATTCAGTACTTATAATTTCTTCCACTTCAAAACTTATGTTTCTATTTGTATAATCATCAAAATCTAAGTAATTATCACCTGTTTGACCTTCATCATATATTATTCTTCCGTTTATGAACTCATATATTTTATCTTTTGTGAGCCATTTATAATCACTTTTCAATGCTTTGATTTTAAAGTTTCCTACAGTGGGTTGTTGTATATTAACTTCTTCTATTTTTTCTTCAACTTCTCTGTTCCAACATTTTATGCATAATTCTTTATTGTACTCTTCTAGACAATGTTTTGGTTCTTTTAAATCTAAACCAATTTCCATACTGTTAGGACAATAATTTTCTATAATTTGTTTCTTTGATTCCCATTGGTCTTCTTTAGGTAATTTTAAATTATTAACCCATATTTTTTCAATTGCTAACATTTTTAACACTCCTTTATTAATTAATTTATTAAAGTTCTAGTAAATCTATTCCTTTATCGTAACTTTGACTTATTTTACTATATATCCTTTTAACCTTTTTACTCCATAAGAATTTGCTCTATGTTTCCATTGTTCTCTAGTTTCTCCATCTAGTCTTGCAACATATAAATCAATATAATTTAATGAATTAAAATTTTGTCCTCCTTTATCTGAGACAGTTCTAATACCATAATCTTTTTCTAAAAATATTTTAGTTCCTAATGGTAATACATTATTAGCAATAACTCCTTTTTCTAAAGGTCTTCCCTTACAATCAACATTTCCATGTATGCTATTCTCTTCTTCAAGCCCCGTATAAAAACTAACTACAAATTCTTGCCATTCAGGTTCATTTTTTTGTTCTTTAATACATTTTGTTTTTTGTATTTTTTCTTCTTCGGCTTTCTTTTTTTCAAATTCAATTCTATCTTTTTCAAATTGTACTTGTATTGGACTAATTAATAATCCATATCTATCTTTTTGTACCATTCCTTCATTTTCTTTTACAACTACTTGCGTTGTCTGGAACGGTGATATGTTACTTTCTGTTGGGAATGTAAAAAGTAAAGTTGCAGAAAGTATACATACAATCCTGTTCGTCAACATCTAATCAACTCGCTTTCTTAATTATTTTCCTTTTCATTTATGTACTTTTCAATCTCATTATAAGATTCTCTTAAATCTTTTCTACCACTACTAACTAATTCTTTTGTATTATCATGAAGTCCATTAATAGATTTTTCAATCAAATCAGCTATAGGTTGAATTGGTTTTGCTTGTTCACCTAATTGTGCTTGTATAATTTTTAAATTTAATAAAGCTATTCTTAAATCTTCTGTAACTTTTGTTGTGTTATTATTATGTGCTGATATTTTATCTAGCCAATGTTTCATTGTCTGGAGATATTGTTTAATTGTTTTAATCATGTATTTTAACTCCTTTCTATTTAATCTTAAGTCCAAAATGTTTTAATATATTTTTCTTTATATTCTTCAACAGTTTCTTTTATATTTCCTTTTGTTATTTCATATTTAATATGCTCTAAATGTTCATTTAAACAATCTTCACAACACATATCAAATGTTTTGCTCCTATAACCAGAATTATCTGTATAAGCTTTTGATTTATTACTATAATCAATTTCTGTTTTACAGTAATCACATTCATAATAATGTTTAACTTGTTTACTCATATAAAATCCTCCTATAATTTATTAACATGATGGTAAAATCTGTATTTTAAGTGCTTTGTTATTTTGTCTTGTTATATTCATCTATTGTCATTGGTTGCTTGTCCTTATTATATAATGGAGTAATTCCACTCGCATTAGTTCCACCACATTCAATATATACTATACTTGTTGTAGAATCGTAATAAACTTTATAATCCCAACCATTTATATTATAACTATCTCCTGTAGAAATGAATCTATTATCTGATTTCTTGTTTGTGTTGGTTGTTACTGTATCCTCATTACAACCTATTAAACCTAAACTTACTATTCCAATCATTAATATACTTAATACTTTCTTTTTCATTTTTACACCTCTTTAACTTAATATAATTTGTTGCTAATCTTTTATGTATCCACAACTTGAGCTTTTACAACCATATGTATTGAGTTGTTCATTAACAGATTGTCCAAAGTATTCACTAGATTGATAATCTCTATTTATTAAAACTATATCATCTCCACATAATGGGCATGAATCTCTATCTAATGACCATTCTTCAAGTCTTTCTGATAAATCATAAGCTAGATGTTTTGGATTGTCTGTAATCTTTACTATTAAATCATTCATAGATTCTATTGTTTCTTTTGTGTTAGTTCCACAATATTCCCATACTGCTTGTAATATTTCATCTGGTGACATTTCTTTATCACTTCCTTTCTTATTGGATAATTTTAAGTATACTCTTATATATTTATCTTGTCAATACCATTTTATATATTTTATTATTTATCTTTTATGACTATATGAATAATGTTGCAAAGAGTTTTAAATCCTTACAACATTTATAATAGCATTATTTGGTTATCGTGTCAATTATTATTTTATATATTTTATTGTTTATTGGCGATTAACTTCAATACTCTATCTTTGCTTTGTCTACAATTATGAATAAATGATCCAGTATTATTTAAACTACCTTTATATTTATCAGCAGTAATATTGTACTCAACATCTTTCTTCTTTTGAGTTTTAATACTTATAGAATCTTTATATTCACATATTCCAACAACTTCATTGTTTTCAAACTTAGCTGATTCTATTTTGATATATTGTTTAGTTCTACCTACCATATCATTACTATTTAGTATTAAAACTTTACCCTCAGCAGTTAATATAACTAATTGTTGATTTTCTATAACTACTTTAATTATCTTCTCGTCTTTGTTTAAATCTAATAGATTGGGAATAAATTCACCCATCTCACTAGGTTTACATGTTTCTATATCATTAGCTTTAACATTAAATACTCTGCCTTGGTTTGATAATAGAATAATTGTATTAGTATTATTAGCAGACAATATTTCTAAAACTTTATCATTATCTTTTAACTTTTGTTGCTCTGAAAATACTCTATTCTTTTTTAAATATGATTTAGTTAAAACTATTTGTATTCCATATTCTTCTACTATATTAGTTTTTGACACCCTAGTTTTATCATTGTATATTATTTCAGTTAATCTTGGTTTACCAAATTGCTTTTTAATGTCTTCTAATTGAGATATTATAATATTATGTATAAACTTCATATCAGATTTTTCAATGTTTAATTGTTTAATTTCGTCTTCTAATTTAGATATATTTTTGATTTTATTTATAATCCACTCTTCATTGATATTAATTAATCTAATAGTAGAAATATATTCAGCTTGCTCTTGAGTTAATTTAAAATATTCAATTAAATTTTCTAAAGCAACACTTTCTTTCTTTGATGTTTTTATTATTTCAATTGCTTTATCTAAATCTTGATTTACTATTTGTAACCCGTATAAACTATGTAATGTTTTTTCTTTTTCTGCTATATCGTATTCATATTCTTTAATTATACAAGTTTCTCTATGAGTTACCCATTTAGTTATAATATTTTCTAAAGTCATTAATTGTGGAGTTTTATTATCTAAATCTAAAAGAGTAAAGTTACAAGCAAATTTGCTTTCAAATGGTGTATACTTTCTAAGTTTCGCTACAAATTTATTAATATCAGTATTCTTTTTAATATAAACATCTAAAGCAATACCATCTTTATCTGAAGCATTGTGATAATCAGTTATTTCTTTAAACAACCCTTTTTCAATGCATTCTGCTACTTTATCTTCTATGTTTTCAATATATGTTTCATATGGGACTTCATATATAGTTATTTTTCCTTTCTTTTCATCATATTTATATTTTCCTATAATAGAAAAACTTCCTTTTCCTGTTTTATATATCTTTTCAAATAATTCTTTATCATATGGAATTTGACCACCTAAAGAGAAATCAGGACATTTTAATAATTCTATAGATTTATCTATATCTTGTGTTTGTATATATGATATAAAACTATCGCAAGTTTCAATTAAATTATGTGCAGGAATTTTACTTGCTTCACCTACAGCAATACTTTGACTTGTATTTGTTAAAACATTTGGGATTATTGAAGGAAGTGTAAGTGGCTCATTCTCTGTATTATCAAAATTTCTTTTAAATTCAACATTGTTTTTGTTAATATTGTGCAATAAAGATTTACCATATTTAGATAATTTACATTCTATATATCTCGGACTAGCACCCACACCATCTTTTTTTCGTTTATCTCCAAAACTTCCTTTAGGCTCTAAATAGAAATTATTTAAACTATTATTTGCCATATTCTTCATAGACTTATACAACGGCATATCACCAAAGACATAAAATACCATTGTATAAGCTCCAGCTCTTAATAATTTAATAAAAGTCTTTTCTGGATTAATCCCATTTTTATGTAATGCCCATTCAACTTTTCTATGAACAGGAAGTAGTCCATCGGTTACAGAAGGTATATTATTTACTAATATTTCTCCTGCATATGGAATAAATTCATCTTCCATTACTTCAATTATATCTCTTTCAATCATATCATTCACTCCTAATCTAATTCATTTAAATCAACATTAACTATTCTTTCTCTTATAAATGCTTTTCTATTATCTATATCATCACCCATAAGCATATTGAAATAATAATCAATTTGCTCTTCTTCTTTTTCATTGTATTTTATTTTTATAAATGATTTTTCTCTTGCTTTTGGACTTAATACATAATCCCAAAATTCATCTTTATTGAATTCTCCTACGCTTAATCTTTATGTTTCCATAAAGGCAGACTATATCTTGTGTGTATGATATACAACACCTTACCGTTTCGGTTCTCATAGGATTCGTTTCCTAAAACCTAGACATGTACCAATAATGTCCCTACTTCCCAACAACGGGAATAGTCGTTACAGATTTTAAATATGTGTTTTAATTTATTTATATGTATTAATTTGCTAATAAATATGTCCAATTTTTATCATACCAAATAGCAATGAAACTGTTTTTGTGTGAACGTCCTATATAATCTTTCCATACTTCATTTAATTCATCGCCCATATCTCTTCGTTTTCTTATATATATGACTTCTACCTCAGTATATTTAGAAGCCCTATTCTTTTCGCCTGGTCTACTTTGTCCTTTTGCAAAATGCCAATCTTTATTTTCTTCATCATATACATCATAGTGAATATCTTTAAATGTATCTCCATGCCAAGCTTTTTTAAACGCTCTATGAGTTATTAAATCCTTGTAATATATTTCATAAGCTATGTCTATATATAATTTCTTTTCTTTGTATAATTCTCTTATAAAATATACATCTTCATTTGACAAAACTCTTCTTCCTGAAGCACCTAAAACATTATTATACATTAATTCGTTTAATTTGTTATTTCTAATCAATTTAGATTCCATTCTACTAATTTCTATCTTATCGTCTGATTCAAATAATTTTTCAAGTTTAAAATTTTTCATTCTATATTTTATTATCTCTTCATATAATTTTGGACATCTTTTATAATTTTGCTTATAATTATCATCTTCACAATTATGTATATGATTTTGCATTCTTTTATCAAAATTGGACGTACTACCAATATAAAATTTATTGTTTATTGTATTTATTATTTTGTATAATGTTTCCGTATAAACTCACTCCTTATATCTTTTAATTTATTTAAACACATATTTAACTTTCCACGGTATTACCATATCCTTTTAGTATAGGAGTTAGGCTCTCTTACCACCTTAGTATTTCTACTTGGTTGACCGTTAGCTATGCAATTACATAACCCCCATGGTATTGGGAAAAATAAGTAAGGGCTAGTATGTCAACCCTTTTTTAATGCCAATTGAGTCAATATTTTTGTTTCCTAATTTGTCAATTAACTTTTGTTTTTCTTCTTCGTTATATACATAATGTGTGTTACCTTTTTTATCTACTATTTCAAATCTAGGAGATATTACTATATAAACTCTACCTTGTTTAACTAATGTAGGCATATATTTATATAAAAATGTTAATATTGATAAATTTATTCCATGTCCAAATGCATCAGAATCACATAACAAACCAATAGAACCATATCTTAATTTATTTATATCAAAAGTTTCAATATCTTTAAAATGTTTTAATTCTGATTTTGGTATTTCAATTCCACATCCCATTGCTTGGATGATTCCTAAAGCTGGAGTATTATTCAATACATCACTAATACTACAAGGTTTTTTAAGCGAGTTAATAAATCTACCACGCAAACCTAGACAACCCATAATAGTATTATCAAATGAATCTGCTATTGTTGAGTTAGCACTAAGTCCTTCATCAACTAAAAATATTCTATCTTCAAGTTTGCTGTTTTTCATATCACAATCTCTTAGTCCTTCAATTTTTAATTTTAAGCCTTTTTTTACTCCTTGAAGCTTATTTTTAATATCTGATTTGGTTTTTTGTGCTGTATCATTAGCTCTTTTATTAATTAATATTTGGTCTGCCAACCTTTTAGCATCTAATGGATTTTCCATTAGGTATACACTTAGTTTATCTTCTAAATCTTGATTTATAAATTGTTTTATAAAGGGATTGTCTATAGATAGTTTTGTTTGATTAGCGTAGCTTGTTTTAGTTGAACGACTTAATAATATACAAATTAAACTATCTTCTATGTCCTCAAATTTGATTTTTTCACCTTTCTTATACATTTTATTAGATTCAATATATTTATGTAATGAATTGGTTAAGGCTTGTCTAACTGATTTTGTTGTGACATTCAAATTTAACTCTGTTAACTCACTACTATTATGATAAAATTCTTGTAGTTGAGTATTGTTATTAAATGTAAAAGCAATATTATAATCCATTTTATATATTGGTTTTGTTGGTACGTCTTGTCCTTCTGCTTCGCCTTTAAATTCAATAATATCAATCATACTATCATCATTAGTTAACTCTTTAATATATGCTGATATATTATCATAGTTATAAATGTTTTTTGTATTATTCAATTTATCATCAAATATCAACTCGATTCCATTATTAACCATTGCTTGTTTTCTTAATTTAGTTTCTATCCATTCAGTAGGTATATCAATTGATGTAAACACATTCAAATCAGGTTTATATGATATTATTGTTCCACTTAATCCTTCTATGTAACTATTTTCTATTAATAATACTTTTTCTCCTTCATCCTTAGTTAAATGATAGTCATTATCTTCTTTTACAAATTCTCCATTTATTTTATCAATAGGTCTTCCTTCTTTAAATTTAAGAGTGTGTTTCAAACCATTT